TAAGCACGGTGAGACGCTGGTGGCCGGACACGACACGGTTCGTGCGCTTGTTCCAGATTACCGGGACTACCACGCCGAACCTGTCAATGTTCCTCTTGAGCTTCTCATACTCGTCATCGCCGGGCATAAGCTCCACGCGAGGGTTATACTCCGCGCGCTCCATGTCCGCGATTCTCTTTTTGATAATTTCCATCAGATAAGCCCCTTTGCCTTGTTCACGAGCAGCTGCGCAAGCTCAACCTTGCCTGCGGGGTTCTCGTCGATGTACTTGTCCATCGCCTCGTGAACCTCCTCGGGCAGGGTGAATGTCATGGTGTAGCTGTTCGGCTCGCTCTTTCCGGTGTCGGAGAAGTCCTCGTTCAGCAGGTCCTCGATGTGGTCGTATGTAACCTTGAGAGCATCGAGCTCCCAGTCATCAAAGCCGGTGAGGGCCATTTCGCCCTGCTCTTTCAGCTCGTCCAGAATCGCGGTGAGCTTCTCGTTGTCCCACCGGCCGGAGATTTTGTTGAGCAAAACATTGAGGATGCGCTCCTCCTGCTCGTTGAGCTCGACCTCTACCACCTGTACCTCGGTGTAGCCTTTCTGCACCAGCACCTTGAGCCTCTGGTGGCCGCCTACGATGTTGCCGGTGGTCCGGTTCCATACGATGGGCTCAACATAGCCGAAGGTCTCGATGCTCCGGGTCAGCTTTTCGTACTGCTTGTCGCCCGGTGCGAGGTCTTTCCTCGGGTTGTAGTCCGCCGGATGGAGGTCGCTCACCGGCAGAGTGATAATTTTCATCTGCCGTTCCTCCTTGACCCGTTTCGGGTCGCTCCTGCGCATAAAAAAGAGGAGCCGCCCTGCGCAAGGCGGCTCCCGTCAAATAGGAGAAAAAATTATGGGTTTAGGGGATTTCTTTTTGCTGTTGGTATTCTACATTTTGTAGTTTAGCACTCG